CCGGCTCGGTAAGGCCATCGAGAGCGCACTGGATGAGGCCCCTGCCGCCGATGTCCTGGCCGTCGTGGCAGGCGCGTTCGTCGGCCTGACCGTGGAGATGGTGCGGCGCAGCGGCAATGACGTGACCAAGCAGATCACCGTGAGCGGTGGCGAGCAGCGCGACATCACGATCCACCCGCCCAAGGGCTGATTCCAAGCCCCCAGACCGGAGGAAACATGAAAAGCCAGATGCCAAAAGCCTTTTATGCGCTGGGGCGCAAGCCAAAATCCGAACGTCGCGGCATGAACAAGACCGAAGCGGAATGGAGCGCAAAACTTGAGGCTCGCCGCATCGCCGGTGATGTGCTTTGGTGGGCTTACGAGCCGATTAAAGTGCGTCTTGCCGATAGGACATGGTACGAGCCCGACTTTCTCGTTGTCCGGGCGGGCGGAGAATTGGAACTACACGAAGTAAAAGGCGCCTTTGTGATGGACGATGCCCGCGTGAAATTCAAGGTTGTTGCCGAGCACTTTCCCGCCATGCTTGTATGGGCGCAGAAGTTGAAGGGCGGCGATTGGAAAGTGGAGGCCGCATGAGCGCCTGGGAACTCGCCACCCGCCGACTGCACGAAATTGGCGGCGGCCCAATCCAGCGCGAACGGCTGGACTATGACGGCATGCTAGGCCGTGACGCGGTGAACAACTGCCGCAAACTCGGCCTGATGGAATGCAGCGGCCGGGGCGTCAAAGCCACATGGACGCTCACCGACCTGGGTGAAGCATTTGCTGAGGGCCGCGCCGTTGCTGTGATTGACCGCAGCACCAACGGAAAGCGCAACGCAATTCGGATCGCCCGGATAGTCCAAGACGCACCGGACGACGAGACGCTAGGCGCGCTGCTGCTGGAATCGGGGCATGAGCCAGGCCAAGCAGTATCTGCGCCGGTGCTGCGTGAGTTTGGACGGCGTCTTGTTGGTATGGTTCGGGAAGGGGTGACAGCATGATTCTCTGTCCGTTTTGCAAAGGCCCGCACACACTGAGCCAGTGCCGGGGCTGGCTGATGAAGGGGAAGTGATGGCATTCAACCAAGCAAAGGCAATCTGTCAGGCGCTGACCGAGGGCAAGAGTTTGCGCACCGCAGCCAAAGAGCAGGGCATTAGCCACAGCCACTTTCTGGATTGGGTGGATGAGCGGGCCGAACTGCGCGACCATTACGCACGCGCACGCGCACGCGGATATGCATTGCTGGCCGAGGAAATACTTGAAATCAGCGACGACAGCAGCGGCGACGTGGTGAAAACCGAGAGCGGCCCGAAGATGAACGCCGAGTTTGTGGCGCGTGCACGGCTGCGGGTTGATTCGCGCAAGTGGATGCTGTCCAAGATGCTGCCGAAGGTCTACGGCGACAAAATGGCCATCGGCGGCGCTGACGATCTGCCGCCGATCAAGACCGAGGGAACGGTGACGCTGAGCGCTGAGGACGCGTACAAAAGGATGCTGGGCGGTGGATGAATGGAAGCCGGACTATGAGGCGGTATATCGGGAGCGCGCCGAGCGACTGGCGCGCATCCGTGCCGATCCATCCATACTGGCTGGCCTGAAGGAGTTTTACAAGACGCGCCCGGTCGAGTTCATCACCGATTGGGGGATGACATTTGACCCGCGAAATGCGGAAATCGGACAGCCCACCACGATGCCGTTCCTGCTGTTTCCAAAGCAGGCGGAGTTCATCGTGTGGCTGCGTGAGCGGTGGCTGGGACGCGAGGACGGCCTGGCCGAGAAGTCACGCGATATGGGCGTTTCTTGGCTGTGCGTTGCTTTTGCCGTTTGGATGTGGTCGTTCCATCCCGGAACAGTGGTCGGCTTTGGTTCGCGCAAAGAAGAATATGTAGACGACCTGAGCGACCCTAAATCGCTGTTTTGGAAGGCGCGGCAGTTTGTCAACCTGCTGCCGGTGGAGTTCCAGCCCGCAGGGTGGAGCGCCAAGAAGCACGCGCCGTTCATGACCATCACCAACCCCGAGAACGGGGCGGCTATTGTTGGTGAGGCCGGCGACAACATTGGCCGAGGAAACCGAACCAGCGTTTATTTCAAGGACGAATCAGCCTTTTACGAGCGGGCAGAATCTATTGATGCGGCGCTGTCTCAAACCTCAAACTGCAAGATTGACGTAAGCACACCAAACGGCAACGGCAACCCGTTTTATCGCAAGCGGCACGGCGGGAAAATCAAGGTTTTCACCTTCCACTGGCGCGATGACCCGCGCAAGGGGCCAGATTGGTACGCGAAACAGCAGAACGACCTAGACCCGGTGGTTCTGGCTCAAGAGGTGGACATTGATTACAACGCCAGCACATCGGACGCCTGGATTCCTGGCGACCTGATAGAAGCCGCTTACAGGCTCGGCCCGGCCGATGTGGAGCCTAACGGCCATTGGGTTATCGGCGTCGATGCTGCGCACATGGGCGATGACGAGAGCGTAATAACCAAGCGCCGGGGCCTTCTGACCTTGCCGCAGCTATCCCGGAGAAAGCTGGACGGGCCTGGGCTGGCTGCGGTGGTGGAGGAAGAGGCGCACCGCTTAGAGGACGCGGGGGGGAAGGTTGGCGCCATCATCATCGAGCTTGACGGCCCAGGCGTCAGCGCATACGACTGCTTGCGGCGCGGGAAATATGCCTCCGTGACCTTCGGCATTCACACTGGCGCACGGTTGCAGGATGATCGCAACTACAACGTCAAAGCGCGCATGTGGCGTAACGCGCTGGATTATCTCAAGGCGGGCGGGTGTTCAATGCACCCGGAGCCAGAGTTGAAGGCGCAGGCTTCCTCTTACCGATACGGCTACAAAGACGGCGTTTTGCTCATGGAGCCGAAGAAGGATTACAAGAAGCGCCTGGGCCGATCCCCCGACCGCGCCGATAGTTGGGTTCTGACTTTCGCCGAGGAAGCCAACGGCACAAGCTGGGGTGGAACCCTCAAATATCCGAAGATGGGAACAGTATGACCCGGACACTGACGCAAAGCGAGATAGGGCGGACTGCATTCAAAGCGGTCGATCCCAAGGGCATCAACAGCCCGTTTGGCTACACGCACCCGCACCGGGACAAAAACGAAATGTGCCCGTATTGCAAGAGGGAGGACACAGACGTTATCCGTGATGCCGCTGAGCTTGAGCCGTTCGCAAGGTTCTACGCTGGGAAATATGCCCGCTTCACGGCGGTAAGCTGCCCCAGTTGCTCGGCGGTTTGGAGCTTCTACAGCCCGGAGGGTGTATGACGTGGCAAGACATGGGTTTGTATTGGGCGTGGCACGGCGAAAATAAGGAATTCCAGCCGCCGCCATATTCAAAGCGCGTTGAGTACGCCACAAACGGCGTGACAAAACAAGCCTACAAGGTAGTGGATATTTACGCGGACGGCACAACGCGGGAAACCCTGTTCCTTGGCTGTGTTGATGATTTATCGCGCGAGTTTGGCGGCAAGAAATCGCCGGCCCGGCAATTGATGGAGTGGGACCAGAAAGACGCTAAGCGGCGAGGCGCCGAGTGGGCCAAATGGGATGGCACATATGAACACGGCGCGGCCATCGTCGATGTTCAGTGCGAAAGGTACGATGAAGCATTCGGCCGCTTTGGGTGCCAGGTGCCGAGTGGCGGGTGCCGCATCGTCTAGAATGCGCGAAATGCCGCAAGACCTTTTGCCGTTGCTCAAAAGCATGCGCGCGACACGCCGCCGCGTGCCGTATGTGCAAAGCCTTGTTCTTGATGGCCAGCGTGTTATTGCTGTCACCGACGATGGCGAGAAGGTTACGCCGATTGAGGCCACGCCAGGAACTGAAGAGTTTTCTTATCAGGTAGCGCTGGCAGTCCGTCGAACTTGATCCACCAACCTGGCAGCGCCGTGAGGCGTCCTACATGGCAAAAAAGACCGGCATTACCGAGACTGAGCTAAAGGCAATCGTCGATCAAGAGGCGTTTGCAGCCCTTGGTTATGTCGGCAAGCTCTCCGAGCAACGGCGCCGCTCGCTGGAATACTACCTAGCGCGTGCCAATGGCGATCTGGCCCCGCCCGAGGTGGAAGGCCGCTCGGCCGTTGTCTCCCCGGACGTTGCAAACGCCATTGAATGGGCCATGCCGAGCTTGATGCGGATTTTTGCGTCAGGTGAAAAGGTAGTGAGCTTTGAGGCGACCAAGCCCGGCGACGAGGGCAAGGCCGAACTGGCGACGGATTACGTCAACCACATTTTCTGGGTCAAGAACCACGGCTTCAAGGTCTGCTATGCGTGGATCAAAGATGCCCTGATGCAAAAGAACGGCATTGTCAAGGTCTACGCCGATACCAAGACCGAGACGACGACCAAGAAATACACCGGCATGACTGAAGCCCAAATGGTCGGGCTGGTGTCCGATGATGACGTGGAGGTTATTGAGCAGGCTACCTACCCCATTGAGGGCCTGCCGCCGATGCCGGGGCCTGATGGCCAGCCTGCAGAGCCTGAAATGCTGTATGACCTGAAAATCCGCCGCACATGCGAGGAAAAGCATGTTTGCATTGTCAACGTGCCGCCCGAAGAGTTCCTTGTGTCGCGCCAATGCCGGGCGATGGACGACGACACATTCAAGGCGCACCGGGTATCGCGCACGCTGGGCGAGCTGGTGGCGATGGGCTACGACAAAGATCGTGTCCTGAAGCTGGCCGACGATACCAATTGGAGCCAGAACAGCGGCGAAAGTATCGAGCGCCGGATTTACGATGACGAGTACGGCACCCAGCAAAGCCCGACGACCGACGCCGATCCAATGATGCGCCGCGTGTGGCTGATTGAAGCCTACGTGAAGTGCGACTACGAGGGCGACGGGGTGACGACCTGGCGCAAGGTGGTCAAGGCCGGCTTTGAGATTCTGGAGAACGAGGAATGCGACGGGCCGCCCTTTGTGGATATGTGCCCGATCATCATGCCGCATCGTTTCTTCGGCCTGAGCATGGCCGATGTGACGATGGAATGGCAGAAGGTGAAAACCGCGCTTGTCCGTCAGTTGATGGACGCGCTGTATCTTGGCAACAATCCACGATATGAGGCGGTGGACGGCCAAGTAAACCTTGACGACCTCTTGACCAGCCGGCCGGGTGGCGTTGTCCGCGTCAAGCAGATTGGCATGGTTGCGCCGCTGGCGACCGCCGATATCTCAGGCCAGGCGCTGGCGGGGATCCAGTACGTCGATCAGGTGATTGACGAGCGCACCGGCATCAGCAGCAACAACCAGGGCCTGGACGCCAACACGCTGAGCAAAACGCCGGTTGGCACGATGGACATGGCGCAGCAGGCCAGCATGCAGAAACTTGAGCTAATCGCCCGAGTGTTTGCGGAATGCGGTTTCGCGCAGTTGTTCCGACTGGTGCTCAAGTTTGTCCTTCGGTATCAGGACAAGCCGAGCATGGTGCGGATTTCTGGCAAGTGGGCCGAGATTGACCCCCGCGAGTGGGAAAACGGCTTCGACCTGACGGTTTCTGTCGGCCTAGGCACTGGCAACCGCACCGCGCAGGCCGCGCAGATCAACCAGCTTGTCGGCATGCAATTGCAGCTTGCACAGTTTGGCGTGACGACCCCGGCCAACATCTATCACGCGGCGCAGAAAATGCCGCAGGTGCTGGGCTACAAGGATGCGGAAAAGTTCTTCACCGATCCGTCAAAGCAGCCGCCGCAACCGCCCCCGCCCAACCCCGCGCAGATGCAAATGCAAGTTGAGCAGATGAAAGCGCAGATGAAGGCGCAAACCGACTCGCAAGCCAAGCAGGCAGAAATGCAGTTGGAGCGCGAGCGGATGGCGATGCAAACCCAGGTTGACACGCACCGGCAGCAGGTTGAGGCGCAACAGAAGGAATTGGAAGCGCAGCGGGCGCATGAGCTGGAAGTGCTGAAGGCGCAGAATCAAATGGTACTTGAGCAATTCAAGGCGCAGCAGCAGCGGGAAACCGCAATCGAGGTTGCCAAGATCAACGCATGGGGCAGGGCGGCAGCGGCTGAAGCACAATCAGCCAATACCTTGACGCCTGAGCAAACGACTGCAGCGGGGGAAATTTGACAGACGAACTTGGCGCCCGGTTGAGTTTGGGCCACGACGCCCAGGCGGTGCTTAATTCTGAGGCATTCGCAGCGGCGTTTGATACACTCACCAAGGAATTGCAAGAAGCATGGCAGAACAGCCCGGTAAGAGACGCGGCAGGCCGCGAAAGTCTGTACTTGCAAATTCGCCTGCTGGAGAAGGTGAAGATCAATCTGGTGTCGCTGGTGACGGATGGAACGATGGCGCAGCAAGTGCTGGCCAGCCGAACCAAAATGCAGCAGATGGCGGACCGGGCGAGGGATTGGATGGATTCCTGAGCAGGGTCGATGCGTGGCAAACGCCGGATGTGCGAATTTGCCGGGCGTGGTTTCCTGGGGCCGACAAGATCCACAGCAATGTTTTCAATGGGTTTCCCGTTGAAGACGGTCAACCAAGTATTTTGCTGAGTACGGGCGAAATACTGCCATTCTGAGCCGACGAGGCCGAAGGGCCTGGCTTTTCGGGCACCGCAGTGATGCGACCCTCACCGCTGACATTCGTCTGTCAGTGGCCGCCGACCGCACGACATGAGCGATTTGGACACGGCTGACCAGCCATCCACCGAAGAAGTCAGCAACACCGCAAACCTAGCATCGTTGCTGGGCGTCTCTGACGTTGATCCCCCCGACGAGGAACCGCAAGATACCGCCCCGCATGACGGCGAACCCGCGCCCGTCAAAGCCGAAGAAGCGCCCGCCGAAGACGAGGAAGTAGACCTCGGCGACGTGAAGCTGAAGCTGCCGAAGGATCAGGCCGAAGCGGTGCGCAAGGCGGCATTGCGTCAGGCCGACTACACGCGCAAGACGATGGAGCTTGCCGAGCAGCGCAAGGCCATTGACGGCGAGGCCCAACGCGCAGCCCAAGAACGAGCGCAGTACGCGCAGGGGCTGGCGCAGCTTCGGGCGCAGGTTGAGCACGCGGTGAACACCGGCCAGCTTCAGCCGCCCAGCCCCGACCTACTCGAATCCGACCCGGTGGCCTATCTGCGCCAACGGGATCAGTGGGAGCGTGCCCAACAGGCATACAACGCGGCCCGCCATCAACAAGAGCAGATCAACCAACAGCAAGAACACGAACGGCGCAATCAGATCGCAAGCCGCCTGCAGACCGAACAGGAGCAGCTTATTGCCAAGCTCCCGGATTGGAAAGACGCAGGGAAAGCGCAAGCGGATCAAAAGGCCATTGGTGATTACTTGCAAACCATCGGGTTCACGCCCGATGAAGTTGCCCAGGTGCAAGACCACCGGGGCGTGCTGATGGCTCGAGAAGCAATGCTCTATCGAAAGATGGTGGCAGAGCAAAAGAGCCTCGCACAGAAGAAGGTGGCATCTGCCCCGCCTGCGGCGATCAAGCCAGGGGCGACGCAAGACCGCGCCGACACACAGATCAACCAATCCGCCGTGAAGCGCCTCAAGGCGTCCGGTGGACGGGACATGGACAGCGCGAGTGCTGCCCTGAAGTCCCTCCTTTATGGAGCATGAACCATGGCTATCGTTGCAAACACCTTCACCACTTACGATGCCATCGGCATTCGTGAGCAACTGGATGACCTGATCCAGAACATTGCCCCCACCGACACGCCATTCATGAGCGCGGTCAAAAAGGGCAAGGCCGAAAACGTCTACTTCGAGTGGCAGATTGACACGCTGGCGGCCAACGCGAACAACGCGCAGTTGGACGGCGATGACGTGGCGAGCTACACCGCTGTGACGCCGACCGTGCGCGTGGGCAACCGCACGCAGATCAGCCGCAAGAACTTCCTCGTCTCGGGCACCGAGCAGGCGGTGTTGAAGGCTGGCCGCAAGGACGAACTGGCCTACCAGACCACGCTGAAGATGAAGGAACTGAAGCGCGACATGGAAACCGCGCTGACGCAGAACACTACGGCAATCACCGGCACCACCGTGGTTGCCCGGCAGACGCGTGGCCTGGAAGGCTGGGTGGCGACGAACAACAACATGGGCGGTGGCGGTGTGGCCCCTGTCGTCTCAACCAACACGGCCCCGACCGATGGCACGGCCCGCCCCTTCACCGAAGCCATGCTGAAGGACATTGCGCAGAAGGTGTTCACGGCTGGTGGTGACCCCGACATGCTGATGGTCGGCCCGGCGCAGAAGCAAGTGGTGTCCACCTTCCAGGCCAACGCCACCCGTTTCAAGGAAGCTGAGGACTCGAAGCTGAACGCTTCCATCGCTGTGTACACCAGCGACTTCGGCACGTTCAAGATCGCGCCCAATCGCTTCCAGCGCAACCGCACGGCCTTCCTGCTGCAGACCGACATGTGGCAACTGATGACCCTGCGCCCGATGCAGGTGGTGGACCTGGCCAAGACCGGCGACGCGGACAAGAAAATGATTCTTGTCGAGTACGGCCTGAAGTCGATGCAGGAAGCCGCCAGCGGCGCCGTGCGCGATCTGACCTGATGCAAGGGGCTTAGGCCCCTTCCTGGGCCTCCGCTTCGGCGGGGGCTCTCTCTCACCGCTGCGAAGCGTCGGAGAACTGAATGGCTACTTTTGACGATGCGGTGCGCATCACCGCGACCGGCACCACACAAGCCACTGGCGCAGCCTCTGCCCGCGTGGCGCTGCCCGTCACCTCTGCCGGCACGCTGCCGCGCTTTGTGCGCGTGGCGGGCATCAATGAATGCTACGTGCGCGTCGGTGATTCGACGGTAGCGGCCACGGCCAATGACGTGCTGATTCAGCCGGCCGACGCGGTCATCATGGTGGTGCAGGGCTGCACGCACATCGCGTTCATCCAGGGCACGGCCGCTGGCCGCGTGTCCGTTGTCCCGCTGGAAGACCAATGAGCACGGTCGGCACCGGGTTCGACTTCGACCCGATCACGCGGCAGATCGTGATGGAGCGGGCGCAGGACGTTGAGCCTGTGCTGGACTACCTGGAAGGGCTGCGGCAAGTCACGGACGGCAAGAGCGAGTCTGGCGACATGTACCACGTTGGCGACATTCCGCTGGTGATAGTCGAGCAGTACCTGAATAAAACCGGCGTGACCTTCGCCGAGTTCATTAAAGACGACACGCACATCAAGCGCATCTTGAACAACCCGGATTTTGCGAAGTTCCGGGTGTGGCAGGGGCGGTTCTAAATGGCACTGAACGGCACCTATACCGGCCTGCTGGCCTCTGTTGCGCAGTGGCTGGACCGTACAGACCTGGGCGCCGTCATCCCTGATCTGGTGACGCTGTGCGAGGCGCGGATTGCCCGCGATCTGCGGCTGCGCAACCAAATTGCCACGGTGACAAGCAACACAACGGCGAGCGTCCAGACGCTGGCGCTTCCCACTGGCTGGCTTGAGTTCGAGAACCTCACACTCACCGGCACGCCCAGCCGGCAATTGACGTATGAGACGCCCGAGCAGTTGGACCAGCGATTCCCAGGCGGATCGTCTACGGCCAAGCCAGCGGCTTACACCATCATCGGGGCTAACCTCGTTTTCGGCCCCACGCCTGATTCGGCCTATCCGGTCGAAATGGTCTATTACAAGCGGTTCGATGCCCTGGACTCTGCAGGCACGAATTGGCTTGTGAGCAACTTTCCCAGCATCTACCTCAACGGGTGCCTGGCTGAAGCGGCTGCGTTCTTGGATCAGGACGACGCCCGCATTGCGCGTTGGGAAGCGAAGTACCGCGCAGATGTGAAGTCCCTGCAAGACACCGACGATGAAGCTGTGCGCAGCGGCTCGGTGCTTCGTGTTCGACCAATCGTCTGAGGCGACCATGCCATACACCACCCTTTCCCAAGGCTCCAGCGCCACCATCACGTTCAACGACGCGGCGGACGGCCTGGAAGTGTCCAACTACGGCGCCAATCAGGCCACCATCACGCTGTTGTCGGGGGTGTGGGGCTACGGTGGATCAGTGCTCAAGCACAACGGCGGCCGGCGCGTGATCCAACTCTCGGGCGCTGGCTCGGTGCAGATCACGGCTGATTCGGGGAGCCTGCAGTACGAGTACACGGACAACGCCCAGGCGTACAACGGGGCGGGGTCTTTGACGGCTTTGGAGGTCTCGGCAACTAAATCCCTGGTGTCAGGGGCTGGGAAATCCAACCGCATCGCGCTGCTGGGCAACAGCATCACCGCGCAGGCCCAGCCCGCCTACGGTGATGCCAAGACGGCCCCGAATTGGGGGCCGACTGTGGCCGTGACTGCCGGGCAGTCCATGAATCCACCCTCGATGGATCTGACCGCTGGCGTCAAATTCCTGAAGTACGTGGCCACGGTCAGTGGCATCTGCGGCGCAACAGAACCCGTGTGGCCGACCACGGTTGGTGCCACCGTTGCGGATGGCACGGTGACCTGGCAATGCCAGGCGACTACGACCACCACCGCGAGCTGGGGTATGTCGTGGTGGTCGATTGCGCAAGCCCTGGCGGGCCAGCCGATGGACGAGGTGTACATCGTCGGCCAGTCGGGGCGCCAGTCGGACACGATCCTGGCGACCCTGGACCGAGTGCTTGCCGCCAACCCCGACGTGGTCTTCTTCGCCAACGTCTGGGAAAACGACGTGTGGCCCGGTGGCGCGCCCAGCTTGGCGACCATCAGCGCTCGCTTTGATGCCTACGTGGCCGCCGTGGACCGCGTGCGCACGCTGCAAAAGCGGGTAATCGTGCAGACCGTTTTGCCGCATGGCTCAATCGACGCCGGCAGCGCTTTCACCAGCTACGCCAAGGGCACGGGCACCAAAGCCTGGACTTGGCTGAACGCCAAAATTCGGGAGATGGCCCGTGCGCGGCAGGATGTGATCCTGTTTGAGCCCGATGTGCTGTACGCCGATCCGCTGCCCGCCAACGGCAGCAACTGCTGGCCTGAAAACGCAACCACGTTCACCAGCGAGTCTGGCGCTGGCCAGGCACTCAAGCGCACGGACAGCATCCACCCTTACCTCGCCGGTGCCTGGCAGATTGGCAAAGCGTTGGCCGTGGTCCTGCAGAAGTACTTCCAGGCGCCAGCGCGCTTTGGCACCGCAGGGTCGGAATCATCGGTCACGGTCAATCCGCTGAAAGGGGGCACGGCTGGCACGGCTGGCACGAATGTGACCGGCACCGTGGCAAACGGCTACACCCTCAACAACTACGCCACCACCGGCGCGGGCACGGCCTCACTTGTCGCACGCACAGACATCTCCGGCAACTGGCAGCGCCTGGCCTACACCGCGTCTGCTGGCGCAGATGGTGCACAGCTGATCTCTACGGCCGTGGCAGCGCTGGGCACGCTGGCGGTGGGAGACGTGGTGCAAATGTTCAGCGAGCAGCGCGTGTTGGCATCGCCTGCCCCTGCGCTGGTCACGGGCTGGAACAACGTGTTGCGGTTCCAAGGCGCAGGGTCCGCATTTGATGCGTCTTCGGGCGGCCGGGCGCTCGGCACCGCCGATCATGACATTGGCCAATTCATCGCGGCCGACACCGTTTTTGTGTGGAAGACGCCGCCCGTGCCAGTGCCTGCCGGCACCACGGGTCTGTCCACGTATCCAAAATTGGCCGGCCGGGGTACCGCAGTGTTCACGGTCGATTTCGGCCGCGAGTCGATCCAGCGCGTGAGCGTCCAAGCGCTGGCCTGATTTCACATCCTCTGCCGGTGAACACTGGAAAACATGACCCCGCTATCCGGCTTTCTGCCTGACGTTGATACGTCAACCCCTGGCGCGATCATTGATTGCACCAATGTTGTCCCCTATGCAACTGGGATGCGTGGGGCGCCTACGCCTGTGGCTGTGCAAGGCGTACCGGCCCTGGCGGCTGAGTGCCGAAACGCTGCAGTAGCGTCCAAGCTGGACGGCACGCGGCGGGTGTTTGCTGGCACTGCGGCAAAGCTGTACGAACTCAGCGGGGGCGCCTGGGCGGATGTGTCGCGGGGGGCTTCGTACTCGCTCGGGGCAGATGATCGGTGGGACTTCGTTCAGTTCGGCAATTCCACGCTCGCCAGCAACAAGAGCACGGCGATTCAGCGCAGTGCCGGATCGGGGGCCTTTGCAGACATTGCCACCGCTCCCAAGGCGGCCATCATTGAAGCTGCGGGCGGCTTTGTCCTGGCCTTCAACACCAACGAGGGCACCTATGGCGACAGCCCGGACCGGTGGTGGTGCTGCGGCATCAATGACGAGACCACATGGACGCCGAGCCTGACCACCCAGGCCACGACCGGGCGGCTTGTGTCATCGCCTGGGGCCATCACCGCAGCCAAGAGCTTTGGCGATCAGGTGGTGGCCTACAAGGATCGGTCTATCTACCTCGGGCGCTATGTCGGCACGCCTGCGGTGTGGCAGTTCGACCAGATTCCAGGCGATATTGGCTGTGTCGGCCCTGACGCGGTGACAGACACCGGCCCGGCGCAAATCTTCGTTGGGCGCGGCGACATCTTCAGTTTCGACGGCACCCGGCCTGTGTCGATTGCCGAAGGATCAGTACGGCAGTGGTTCTACAACGACGCCTCACAAGCCTACCTCTACAAGACCAGCCTGATCCACGACAAGCAAAACAATGTCGTGTGGATCTACTACGTCTCGAACAGCTACGACTCGGCCGCGTCCGTGGTCTACCCAAACTCGGCGCTGGTGTATCACCTCGGCCGCAAACAGTGGGGGCGCTGCACGCAGAGCATTGAAGCGGCCATGAACTATGTTTCGGCGGGCATGACGATGGACACGCTGCCGGGCACATTCGACACGCTGCCGAATGTGGGCTTCGATTCGCAATACTGGCTTGCAGGCGGGCGCATTACCACGGTGTTCAACACCTCGCACCAGCTCAGCAGCTTGTCGGGCGTCACCGGGGCATCTTCCATGACGCTGTTTGACGTGGGCGACGACCAGCAGGTTACGCGGCTTGAACGTCTGCGGGTGGCTTACCAGGCGGCCCCGACCTCGGCCACATGCTCGGGCTTTTCTCGCATGTCTCGTGGCGATGTGCCGGGCTCTGGCGGCTCGGGCAGCTACTCGGCGGGCAAGTTCGATTTGCGGCAATCGGGCCGATTCCACCGGGTGAAGGTGGACGCTACAGGCAATTGGTCTGCAGCGGCGGTTGATTTTGATTTGCTCAAGGCCGGCACGCGATGAAACTCAATGAGTCCCCGCAATTGGGAGATGGGCAGCGCATGGTGATTGCGCTGTATGACTTTCTCAGGTTGGTGGCGAAGAAGGTAAATGGTCTGTCGTCTGGCGCAATGGCGGCGCGCGATAATACGGGCACGGCTGCGCCGACTGCAGGAACCTGGGCGCAGGGCGATCAGGTCATTAACAGCACCCCGACCGAAGCGGGTACGGCTGGCAGCAAGTATGTGGTGGTCGGCTGGATTTGCACCGCTGGCGGCACCCCCGGCACATGGGTGCCCATGCGCAACCTGACGGGCAATTGATCCCTATTCCTAACGCCGAGAGGCGCCGGAGAAACAAGTGGCTGATTACACGACGACCTCTACAAGTGCCTACCCTGATTGGGCACAGCCTTACGCCGCTGGATTCCTGAATCAAGCGCAGCAGGTCACGAACCAGCCGTACCAGCAGTATCAGGGCAGTCTGGTGGCGGGCATGTCGCCCTATCAAGACCAAGCCTATCAAGGCATTGCCAACCGGGCCATGCAGGGCTCGCCCACCATGTCGGCGGCCAACGGCACCTTGCAGAACACGCTGAATGGCTCGTTCCTGGGCGGCAATCCGCAGTTGCAAGGCCAGATTGACATGGCCCAGGGCGACCTTGTGCGCCAGTGGAACAACGTCGCCAAGCCGCAGTGGGACACCACCATGCAGCAAAGCGGCAGCTTCGGTAACTCCGGTGTGGCGCAGGCTCAGGCGATGGCGCAGGAGGGCTTGCAGCGGCAGTTGGGCAACATCGACACCACGATGCGATCCAACAACTACAACACCGAACGTGGCTATCAGAATCAAGCCCTGAGCCTGGCCCCGACCTACGCCAATCAGGATTACACCGACCTGAACAACATGGCGCAGGCGGGCCAGCAGTATCAGACGAACCAGCAGAAGCAACTGGATGCGGGCTATCAGCAATATCTGGACGCGCGCAACTACCAGACCAACCAGCTCGGCGTGTTCGGCAACGCGCTGACCTCGGCAGTGGGCACCCAGGGCACGCAAACGCAGACGCAGCCGGGCATGTCTACCGGCTCACAGCTTGCGGGCGGCGCGGTGACGGGCGCGGCTCTCTACAACCTTCTGTTTGGGAACAGCAATGCAAAGTCTCCAGGCTGACAATATCGCGGCATGGCGGCGGGCGCTGGGCCTCGATGCGGGTACGCCTGCAGCGGGCGGTGGGTTGCTTGGGGTGGCCTCTCCCTCTCCCGCGCCTGCCCCTGTTCCTGCGGCTGATCCTGGCGGCCAGTGGGTGGGCTTCGGGCAGGATCAGTACTGGCAGCCGAACACGGACACCAGCGCATGGTTTAACAACCCCGTGGCGGGCCAGGACTTCAGCGGCGAAAGCATGACGGATGCGCCTGGCTGGGCGTCGGCGACGAATCTGGCGGGAATTGTTTCCCCTGCACTGGCTGCGGCGGGCTTCAATGGCCCCGCCACGGTCACCCAGGGGGCGGGCGATGCCGAAGGCGCCACCACGGTTTCGCCTGAGCTTGTGGCGTGGCTAAAAAGCCAGGGCGCGACCCTCGGCGGCAACATGTCGTCAGGCGCGGGCGGGAATGCCCAAGTCAATGCATTGGTAACTGGCAGGGACGGCAACCTGCTGGCCAACAACAGCTATCTTG